CAAAGGGCAAAATGGCAGCCCGGGAAAAGGCGGGGCAACAGCTGTTGTTGTCGAGGACGGCACAGCTACATCTGGACAGATAACGATTTTACGTCGATCATAAGACGATTACCAACGAGGTAGGAGCGCCGACAATGCATTTGAGCGATTGGCTAGAAAAAGCAAAGGGATCTCACAAGTATATTCGTAAGTATTACGTCGCTGGGAAAGCGCATTACGAGTACCTCACGCCAGGTGGGCAAAAGGTGTCGGTGCCCAGTATGGGCGCGGTTGAGGCGGCGAAGCAAGAGGCGGAGGCGCCTAAAAAAGAGCCAGTGAAAGAGCCAGCGAAAGAGAAAAAGGAACCGACCGAGCCAGCGCCCGAGAAAAAGGCCCCGAAGGTTGAAGCGCCAAAGGTGACGCCCAAGCAGGTGCGCGAGGGGAAAGAAAAGCTCAACTCCAAAGAAGAAAACGAGAGGATGTTTGGGCTTGCCTCGGATGTCGTTCGGGCCGCTATTCCAAAATCGGATCGGGGTGCCACGTTGAAGGCTGCCCGGGCATTGCTCGAGCTCGCAAAGCAACCGGGGCAAAAAGGCAAGGTTCTAAAACAGATTCGTGAGTTGGCGGGTGAGGCGCGAAAACACGCTAAGACCATGAACAATCGCTACAATGCCGATCGCTACAAAGAGAAACCGCCCAAGGGTCGGGAGCCTTACACCTATGACGACGTGTTAGCTGCGCGGAGTGTGCGAGATTTGCTCGACAAGGCGCGGACCAAGGTGCAGGAAATCAAGACGACCAAGAAAGCCGAAAAGCCTACGCAAGAGGTCGAGGCCAAATTGCAGGTGCCCCCGGAGGCCAAAGCTGAGGTGAAGCAGGAAAAAGCCGAGGCCGAAAAGAACCGGCATAAAGAACCGAATTTCCGCGATTTTGGCGGTCAGGCTTTCAAATTTGACATACCGGGTACGACAATGACAGCAGAGGTAACTCAAAATCCTGATGTCAGATCGCTTGGTCGCTATGAAATGTTGCGCATGAGTGTGAAAGATAAAGCGGGCGAAAAGGTTGGGCACGTTGATTATTCGTTGGAATCTGGCGAGCCATACTTGGACCGTGCTACATCCGAGGGGGATATACCATCAAAGGCGATGCCCCTATTGAACAAGCATTTTCAAGAGGGTCTCGCGAAACGGGAAGAAGCCAACGAAAAGGCTAAGAAAGAAAAGGAACGGGCGGCGACAGCGGCGTATCAGGCGACACAACAGGTAAAGGAAGTTGCGCCACCTCGACCTGGAATGTCGATCAAACTGCAAGGATATCGAGACAAGACTGTAACGCTATCGTTGGATGATCCTATGTACGGTAGTGAATCCAAATTGATCGAGGGCACTAAAGGTTGGTGGGGCGACGATCATAAACGAGCCGCTAAACTGCACCGCGAGCAAGCTGCAGATCTTGGCGGGCCTGAGGGCAAAAAGCACCGCCATTTGGCTAACGCGCATATGAGCATGGCCAAATGGGATACAGATCGGACGAAACATCCGGGCACTGCGGCTGCAGCGTCACCTTGGGGGGTCGGGAGCCATTTGGATCTGGCTGAGCGGGTAAAAAAGAGCTTTGGTGCTGGTGAATGGTTGCAGCAGAAAGAAAACGGCACAGATCAAACCGAACAAATGGAGAAGGCTATGGACCAGGACAACAAACCGGGTGAGAGCTTGGAAGAAACCTCAACGGAGGAGCTTACCCAGACCAAAAAGGATTTGGCGGCGCGGCTCAAATCGAAAATGGATCCAGGGGAAGCCAAGGGCCTCAAAGCTCGTTATGATGCCATCTCCGGGGAGCTCGCGCGGCGCGGCAATGACTCGATGGATAAATGCGGTCCTGGGATGCAAAAGGCTTGTGGCGAGACACACAAGGGGAAGGATCTGCAGGGTTGGATGAAAAAAGCAGAGGACGAGGAAAAAGAAAACGAGGACACGGGAAAAGAAGACGGTGAGGACATGGCGGAAAAATCGATGAGCTTGGATCAGTGGATGGAAAAAGCGATGCCTTCGCACGAGGCGCGCATGGGCGGGCCTAAGAGCGACGCACAGGGGGCCTCACAGGACGGCGGTGATTGGGAAGGCAAGGGCAAGACTCCAGACAGCAATGGCGGGCCCGTCAAGGCGCCAGGACAGGACGCACAGGGCAAGGTTACGGGGTCCGACCCGGGCAAACAGGAAAAACTGTCGGAGGACGACGAGGAACAAGGCGAGCTCGGGGCGCCCGAGAAGAAAAAGCCGATCGAGAAGCTCGGCAAGTCGGAGCTCTACCCGGCACCGCTGACGCCAGCTCGCCAGCGCGAAATGATGGCCCATGACGTGGCGAAGCTTCGGAAGTCCCAAGAAATGGTTACCATCGGCCACCACAACCACCCGTACGGTTACGCGCGGACTATGGGCGCCGATCATGACGCGCTATCCAAATCCGAGGGGAGCACCGATATTCCTAGGCTGAGTGTCAGCCCGGGGCAATCGCTGGCGCAAAGCCACGTCTTGTGCAAATCGGTGCATCCGGGTGGCTGCGATGCGCAGCATTCGGCAATGCTGACGGCTTGCCCTGAGTGTGGCGCGGGGACCACAAGACACCGGATCTGGCCGAGCTCGAGTGAGGTGCGCGTGATTCCGACGGCTAGCCCAGGTGGGTTGCGGCCAGCCAAGCGGGATCCGATGGTCAAGATCCATTAACCAAGGAGCGTCCGGTGGGTTTCCGAGACTCAATACGGGGCGCGGGCCGTGTAGCGGCGGCGGTGGTCGCCGATGCGTTGCACGATTGGGCGTCCGACGATTTGGAAAAGGCCAAGGCAAAACCGCCCAAGGTGGGTGACTTTGCTTCGGACGAGGGCCCGGAATCTGCCCCGGGAGGCTCCGATCCGGATACGTCGAAAAATGCGCCTGTGCCGACTGAAGGGGCGGTCCAAGATCCGAGATCCATGTTTTTCGATCCGTTCGCGGTTATCGAACAGATGGGTTTCAAGGAGCGCAAGACCAACATTTCTTACGGCACATTACGGGCGATGTGCTGGAAAATGCCTGTGATCCAGGCAATCATTCAAACCCGGTTGAATCAAATTGCGTCGTTCTGTCGGCCTCAACGCGATCGGTATTCGATGGGTTTCAAGATTCAGTTGCGGGATTCAGAGCAACAGCCTACGCCCCAAGATAAGAAGTGGGCGGCGCAGGCGTCTAATCTGATTTTGCGAACCGGGATCACGGACAACCCACGCGGGCGGGACAATTTTGAGACGTTCATTCGTCGACTGGTCTGGGATTCGTATGTGTACGACCAGATGGCTTTTGAGGTGGTACCTAATCGCAAGGGGGAGCCGGCGGAATGGTACGCAGTAGACGCCGCCACGATACGGTTGGCAGACACGCCAACTACGTATATTGACGAAGACGATTTGAAGGCGATCCGTTACGTGCAGGTATACGACGGGATGATCGTCGCTGAGTATACGCAGGAAGATCTTGGTTTTGGCGTGCGCAATCCTCGCACGGATATTCGCAACTACGGGTATGGTACGAGCGAGTTGGAAATGTTGGTTACTACCATAACCAACTTGCTTTGGGGTTTTGACTACAATCGGAACGCCTTTAAACAGGGTAGCGTCCAAAAGGGCATGCTCAACTTCAAGGGTGCCATTTCCGAGAAGAGTCTGAAGGCCTTCAGAAGATTCTGGTATACTCAATTGAGTTCCGTTGAAAATAGTTGGCGGACGCCCATCACCAATGCCGATGACGTGCAGTGGCTCAACATGCACCAGGGCAATCGCGATATGGAGTATAACGCTTGGATTGATTTCAACATCAAAATCGGTTGCGGAATATTTTTAATGGATCCGTCGGAAATCAACTTCCGATACGGAAATACGGGCCAAAAGTCGACTATGAACGAGGCCAACAACAAGGAAAAGATCGTTGAATCGAAAGAGCGGGGCTTGCGGCCTATGCTTCGCTTCTTGGCCAACATGATCAACCGGTCAATCATTTGGCCGATGAATGAAGCGTTTGAATTCGAATTCGTGGGCCTCGACGCGCGTACGCCCGAGCAGATCTCGGACATCAACCAAAAGCGCGTCAAAACGATCATGACCGTTGACGAGCTCCGAGCAGAGGATGATCTCGAGCCGTTGCCAGACGGCAAGGGTGAGGTAATTTTGGATCCGACATGGGTGCAATGGGCGCAGTCAAAGGAAATGGGTGAGCAGGGCGAAGAAGGCGGAGGTTTCCCAGGCGGGCTCGCGCCGGAGGGTGGCGAAGGTGAAGAAGGCGGCGAAGAAGGCGACGAAGAAGACATCAATCGCCTACTCGAGGGGGAAGACGAAGAAGACGAAGAAGATGAAGACGAAGAAGACGAAGCCACAGAAAAATCGTTGAAGCGCCAGGCGTCTCGGCTGGTCAAAATCGATCTGAGGGTGTAATGACAATTCGTGTTGATCATACAGTAGCGCCGCAGATATCGCGGGACACCAACCAAAAATTGCGGCTGTTTTTTCCTGACCTCGCGAGTGAAGCGGTATCCATCGATCAGTTTGAGACCGCTGCAAACAGCGTTTTGAGCTTGGCCCCATTGGCTGTGGAAGCGCTCGGTTTTGGGGATATCACCGATGTTCGCGGTATGTATCTCGAAGTGAACCAGAATTGCAGCCTGAAATTGAACGGCGCGGTTGACGCGATACCGGTCAAGTTGGCGCCGAACGCGAGCAAGGCCAAGGTGTTTCTCGAGGCCGACATCAATCAAATCCAGGTCGAGAACCTAAGCACGACCGAGGTGTTGAGCGGCGTTTACGTCCTGTGGGGCGATCCAGCGTAGGGGAACCGATGCGATTGCAGCTGACAGCGACGCCTGAGGAGCTGGAGGAAAAGGGCCCTGATTTGATCAAGGCCTTGGCCCAGCGATTGGACGCGTACGATCCGGATTTGAGCGATGCGTTGATCAAAGCGGCGAAGGTGCGTGATCCCAAGTCAGACCTAGCCGACGACAACTTACAATTTCGGGTGTTGCGCGAGATCAAAGAGCAAACCACCCGCGAGTACAAGCGACAATTGCGGGGCATGCTCGAGGACATCGGCGAGGTGTTGGACGGTAGATCGTTGCGCAAAGCTTTCGGCGATCCACCGGAGGAAAAGGAACCGGGTGAGGACGAGGACGAGGAACCGTTGGAGCCGGGCGATTACGATCCGAAAACCGATGAGATTGTGCCGGAGCCTGAAGAGGAGGAGGACGAGGACGAGGACGAGGAAAAATCGGTTGCACCAAAAACCACTGAGGCAACGACGGCTGGTTAACTATGATTCTGACACCGGAACAACTACACGAGATCAGTACGATCATAGCCGATCGCCATGCGGCGTTTATCGTCAACACCATTGGCCCGGAAGCTGTTGCACCGGACGTGGTGGAGCGATTAAAGCGGCTGGGCCTAGTCGACGTGCAGGTAAACAGCATACGGGATGCCTATCTGTATGGTCAGGCGGTTGCCGCGGCTGAGGCGCCTGGCGTCCAGAATATGAGCTATGACCAATTCAAGACGTGGGTCAAAAAGAACCCTATTCCACTGTCACCGATCGAAAACGATGCGATTGCATACGCTCAGGTGCACGCGGGGCAGTATTGCCGTGGTTTACAGAATCGGGTTGAGCTCCAAACGAACGGCATAATCATCACAGAAGACGCCAAGCTACGCCAAGAAATGCGCGAAAAGATTATGACGACGGTTGAACAGGGTTTGGCTGAGCGCAAGGCCATGAAACAAATCAAGAGTGATCTCAGCTGGGCCACCGAGGATTGGACGCGGGATTGGGAGCGCATCGCCAATACCGAAGAACAATTTGCCATGCAACGGGGCCAGGCGGACAACATTGCCGAGCAATGGGGTCCTGACGCTGAGGTCGTTTGCCTGGTCATGCCGGATCGGTGCAAAGACTGCGCGCAGTTGTTCACCAAGGGCGACGAGCCGTTGATCTTCAAATTGTCGGAGCTCGAGGGCAACGGCACAAATGTTGGAGTGAAGCGGGCAAATTGGCTACCGGTGATCCCACCGGTGCACCCACATTGCCAATGCCAGTTGCAGCGGGTGCCCCCCGGTTTCGGTTTCCGGCGGGTGAAAGAGAAGCGGAAAAAGGGCGTGCCCCCTTCGTTCCAAATGGTACCGGGTGGATCGCGCAAGTTTGCCAAGTCTTTGAGCTCGGAGCCGT